ATAGAGATGACGCCTCTCCAAATTCTAATCTCTGGGTCCAATGACTTCTCCACTAATTTTTCTGCAATGTTTAGACCCATAATTTTTAGGATCTCTATAGATATGTTCATGTACTAGCTCCATAAACATACCTTTGTCAAATATTTTGATTAATGTCAAGAGGTGGTTTCAGTCTCCCTACGCCACCCCAATTTATTTTTAACAAGTCTGTCTTTAAGACAGTTTAGGTTTTAACTTAATAACGTTTCCTTGTAAAGATTTAATGATCTTTTTTCGATAATTTCTCTTAACATTTATACATAAATTAACAAATTCAAACCCATCGTCTGATAAATCAAACGTATGCCCTACAAATAACATAGACATAACAGAGGTAACTTTAGCATATTCTTTAGGAGTTAGTTTATCGCTTAATAACTCTAAAACTGTAATTAAATTACCTCTATTTACTCTATTCTTGGTTGACATGAACTTCTCCTTGATTATTACAAGGTTTACAATCAGTAATCAGTTCTTCTCTACCTTCCTCAAACAGATGTCTCTGATACCCGTTCCCTTTGCAGTCTTCGCATATCTTTAACTTTTTTTGCTCTTTCTCTGACATATCTACTCCTTACATAGGTTAATAATTTTTTTGCCATTTCATATTGCCCAAATCTGCTAAAAGTGGGTATCCAACTAGGTCTAATTCTTGCTCTATTAAAACAAAATTTATCTCTAAGTTCTGTTTGTTTCATTCTTTTTTCTAATCCTTTTTTTAAGTTTCTAGTAAGAGACCATTCTGATTCAAAATATTGTCTAACTAAAACATTGTGTGGATTAGATTCATCTAACCATCTACAAAATCTTTTCATGTTATTTATTTTTAAAAACTTTTTTTTCATCGTCCTGTAGTTATATATCTTCTTCGTCTTAATACATTTTTATATTTTCTATAATTAGGTCTTTGTTTTAAAACTTGTTCATTTAAATATTTGTGCCAACTAAATTGTTCCTTAAAAAACTTTTCATAAACTTTTATAAAACCTTTTATCTCTTTGCAAGTTAAATCATACGGAGCTGTTTGTGAGTTATAGTTTAGTTCTGGGTTAAATTTTTTAATGTAACGTTTTTCATAATGTTGTCTAATTCTCTTGTCTTCATTTAAAACGTGTATAATTCTAAATGCAGAAAACACAGGACCAATTCCTTTTTGCTGATAACCCATTTTAAATTTTCTAGCTTTTTTATAATGTTTAAAATAGTGATCACAAATTCTAATCATTGGATAATTACTTTCTCCAATATAAATTAATTTATCTTCATCATTAAACAAAAAGTATATACCAGGTTTATTCAGTTTAACTAAATCTACCTGGCTTACACCTCCAAATGGAATAATTTTATTTTTGTTTGTTTCCATTCTTTTTCATCTTACCCATTAATTTAGCCATATACTTTTCTTCTGAGATACCTTTTTTCTCTGCTTGAAAAGCTATGTAATCATTAACCAACTTAGAAATCATCCTAGCTGGGTTCCTTTCTTTTTCATTACATAGAGCAGTTAAATTTCTATGAGTTTTTATTGTAACTGCGACCGACTTCCATTTATTTATATCCATGTTTTTTTAACTCCTCTTTCATTTGTTGCTTAGTTTTTATTTTTGGATCTGGTAATACAATCATCATTCTTTCGAAGTATGGATTGTTGTCGCTAAAATCCCAATTTCTTTTTCTAGTCAATCTAGCATGAGCTTGATACTGTTTATCTTTCCAATCTTTTATTACTTTTGCCATAAGTAAACTCCTAATATTAAAATAAGTATTATTTGAACTCCACATAAAACACTAATAACTATTTTTCTGTGATGCTTACGATGTATAGGTTTGCCAAATATAATCATAATTGTACTCCTAAAAAAAATGCAACTATTGCAGCTACACATGCTAAAAAGAATTTAGGAAAAAATAATATAAATACTAATCCTATTGCTAAATTAATTCCCATTATTGATACTCCCTTAATTTAGTATGTTCTTCTAAAGCATCATCACGTGAAGCTAATTCATCTATAATTAAAAACTCAGATGCACTCCAATTAATAGGATATGTAAAATTATTTTCTGAGCCCATTTTAATTCTCATCAGCCTATCTCTTGATGCCATCCATTCATCATCACCAGGATTTATTGCATCACCCTTAATATTTTTTTGATGTATTTTAGATAATACATTTTCTACTTCTTTTATAAAAGTTATAAAAGCTTGACTTGTTACTTTCATCTTGTTCTCCTTTTTACTTGTTAATTGTTCTATCAATTCATGATAGTCATTTATGTCTTTTTTTTCCATCATTGTCTTATCTATATATTAATTTGATAAGATAAGTCAATAAAAAATGTTTATTTACAACAATTTAGTGCCTCTCTTGACATTCGCTAAATACTTGATTTTTTAGTTAAAATCAGATAAGATACTCTTATGAAACTTTATCGTATCCAAGCAAACTATAAAAATGTTTTTTTGGACCACACGGTGGAAGCCGCAGACGATAAAGCTGCTCTGGAATCTTTTAGTGCGAGTTATGATTCAGGGCAGTTAACCGAAAAAGAGGGTCCAGGATTTCATAATCCCGATCTTTTTTTTCTAACCTTTGAGGAGGTCAAGAGAGATGCTACAAAAGTTAATCTCGGAAAAACTTCAGTTGGAATCCAAGTGGGCCAACCAAGCGTTGTCGCAGGGTAGAGTCACTACTGACATGAAGTGGATCGACATAAAAATTAAAAACCTAAAAACTGCAATCAACAACCAAAGTGTTGAAGATGCAAAAAAAGGTTTATTAGACATAGCTAGTTAACAAAACACTAGCATTTTAAAAGTTTTCGTTATATTCTCTAGGCCATCTATGTCTCAAAAAAAAATCAAAAGTGTGCAACTTAATTTTACAATAAAAGAAATTAGACAATTAGAGGTAATTGTTTCTAACGTTATTTTTATTAAAGGAGGTTTTAAAAAAGTTTCTAAATTTGAAAGAGACTTTTGGCATACTTTAAAAGACATTTGTAATGATGTAGATGATATTACTGAATTAGATTTTTTAAAAAAGAAACTACATTAATATTTTAAATGTATTTTTACGATTGTTTTAAAAAACAATTGATTGAATATCTAACACCTTTTGTTATAGGTTCAGTCCCATGAATCCAAATAGGTTCTGCTGGAAACAACATAGCATCTCCAGTTTTAAATTCTTCTTTCATCTGACCATTAAAAAATCTAAACTCTCCTCCTTCATAATCTTCATTTAAATTTAAGGTACAGGATGCTCTAACAAGGGAATCAACGTCTGTATGATCTTTAATATATTGTCCTTTTTCATATTTTAGAATTCTAATAGTGTCACTAGAATTAATTAGACGATCATTAAAAGTAGGACTAATATATTTAAATTTAATGTATGCTACATAATAAGTTATCATTATATTAATGTAATTTTTAGCTTCATTTAGTGCGTATTGTATATCTTCATTAGGATTATTTATTTGAGATAAATCTAAACTTTTAAAATTATCTATTTCAAATGTTTCGGTTTTATATTTATAACTTCTTTCTGCATTATTTAATTCTGGATATTTTTCAAATATATTTATTATTTTTTTACAAGTATTTTTAGGGACTAAACCATTAATTCTGTATTTTAAATCTGATATTTTATGGTTATAAGACATACTTTAAAATTTTTATTGTTAATATTTAATTGGACCACCTATTGGTATTTCTGAAAGTTTAAACCAACTTACTTTTCCATTAACATGTTGCCTTACTTTTTCTAAACACATATCACATTTAAAAATATTTTTTTTTCTTGTTGGAATAAATACTGCTAAACCATTGCACTCAGGACATTTACCTACAGCCATATCTACTGTAGACATTATGTTGCTTCTCCCCAGTTGTCTCCAATTGCAATATCAACTTTACTTGGAACTTTCATTGGTACATCATCTAAACAATGCTCCATTTGATTTTTAATACTATCTTCATCTTTTTTTCCATCTATATTAAAACATAGTTCGTCATGTATTTGTAGGAGTGGCCGGTGGCCGTTGTTATAACAATCTAACATCGCTTGTTTAGTCTGATCTGCTGCTGATCCTTGTATCAATCTATTTAGAGCCTTGTATGTCATTGCTCTTTTAATGGATCCTCTTTCATATTTAGACTCAGCTTCTTCTCTAGTCATGGACTTGTGTATTCCAAACGTTTTAGGTTCCCACCTATTAAATCTACAGTGCCTGCCTTTAATAGTTACTACACTACCTTTCTTATCTGCTGTAGTCATACAACGATTAGATAACATTTTAACAAAAGGTACTTTTACATTATAAGCTTCTAAAATAGCTTTAGCCGCTTCTACTTCTATGCCTAATTGTTGTGCAAGTTTAGCTTTTCCCATACCATAAAACATACCTAAGTTAATTGTTTTAGCTTGAGATCTGGGTATATCAGCCATTTCTGCTACAACTTGATGAAAGTCTGCATTATCGTCTTCATAGGCCTTTAAAAGCTCATAGGAGCCCTCAAAACCGCTATCAACGCTTGCTGCGTAGTGGACTACCAATCTAGGCTCTTGTTGTGAATAATCAAAAGAACCCCATTTTTTACCCTCATCAGGTAAGAATAAAGATCTAATTTGTTTACCAAATTCTTTGTTTCTAGCAGGTATTTGTTGAAGATTAGGATTAGACATAGAAAGTCTTCCTGTAGCAGTTCCTCCACTATCTGATTTTAATTGGTTTATTTCTGCATGTATTCTGCCATTGTGTTCATACCTTAAAATAGAATCAATAAAAGTAGAATGAAACTTATTCATTTCCCTAGTTTCTATTATTAATTTAGCTATTGGGTGAGGACAGTTGTGTAACCAGTTAGTAGTAAAAGAAGGGGCTTTAGTTTTTGCGGTTCTTTCATATGGAACTTTTAATGTATCAAAAGCTTTAGCTACACTTGCTGCAGCCCATATCTCTACGTCTTGTCCTGTTAATTTTTTAATTTCTAATAGTCTTTTATTTTCTTCTTTAACAAAAGATTTTTTTAAATCATCTGCTTTACTTAGATCTACTCTAATACCATGCTCTCGCATTTCAATTAAGATAGGTTGTAAGTTAGTTTCAAGATCAAAAATATTAGATAAGTTTTGTTGTTGTATTTCTATTTTAAATCTATTCCAAAGTTTTAAAGTTAGTTCAGCATCTTGCTCTGCATAAGGACCCACATAACCTGCAGGTAATCTCCACATATCTGCTTTAGCATCTAATCCCCATTCTTCTGCTTTTTCTTTTAACTGTGCTTCTGATTTAACTTCACCTAAATAATCAAAAGACAAAGCATTTAAAGAATAACTAAATCTATCTTCATTAATTAATGCACCTGCAATCATGGTATCTATGATTTTACCCTTTGGTTTTATTCCAAGTGATCTAGTCCAACCAATATCATAAGAAGCATTGTGACAAACTTTATCTACATTGTTTTCCATTAGTTCTTTGTACCAACGAAGTGTAATATTTTTATCCATGTTACCACCAGCTTCATGAGCTATTGGAAAATAGCCTTTGTAACCATCTGCAGCTACAGCTATACCTACTACCTCACCATCTTTAGTTGCCCATCCTGGGCCCTTAGTTTTAATATTTGGATCTCTGGTTTCTAAGTCAACTGCAATAATAGATCTGTCAGATAAGTCTGGATAACTTTCTGGAGCTTTCCAATCTGATTCTGTTTGGTTAAACACAAGTTCTGTTGTCATTTTTTAACTTTCATATCCTTTAGTTTTAATTTTTCTAATTCACAATAATGAATTATCTTGTCTAGATCTTGAATTGCAGTTCCTTTAAACAAATATCTACAAACATATTTCACAACACATCCTTGAAAGAACGAAAGATTATTTTTTGAAATAAATTCGTAGGGTTGAATAAAAAATTTTTTATAGTGGGATCCCCCTATTTGTCTATCTTGTGGAAAACTTTCTTTAAACATATCTTTATCTGACATAATTAAATCCTCCGATTTGTTTATTGTTTATTATCTGAATATGAGAACCAACCTGTAAAAATCATTTTCTCATTTTCTTTTGTTATTTGCCCCCTGTGTACATGAGTAAAATCAGATGGCCAAATTATTGTTAATCCTTTTTTAGCAGGAATTGTTAAATTTTGATATAAAAATTCTGTTCCACCGTCTGGTACATCATTTAAAAAAGTCATAAATACTAAAACTCGTTTAGTAGAAGATGGCCCAGTTCTTTCACAATGCCATTTTTTATAGCCGGCTCCTGGTTTATAATATTGAAAGTTCATACCTTCTATTATTTTAACTTGTTGCATAAAAACATTACCATTATATTTTTGCCAATATTCCATAAAAGATTTTTGCAAACATTCAAAATAATTTTTAAACGGATGATCAAATCTTGGTTTAATATTGCAGTCTTGTGAATCTTTCCACTCTTTATTTACACCCGCATCAGTTTTTCCGTCTGACCATAAATGTTTATTTTTCATAAAATATTCAACTAATTCATCTATAATTTTATGATCATATTCCCAACCCATGATAAAATCAGTAATTTTAAAATCAATTTCTGTATAATTTTTCATAATTAGACTCTATAACCTTCCTTCTGAAATAAGATGCAATACGCCCCAAAGGAAAAAAATATGAATGATTAGTAGAGAGGATATGAAGGGATTTCTTACTC